TTGTATTAATTGTTGTGCCTCTAAGTTGCTGCTCACCTGCGTTCCAACGACGTATGCTTGAAGCGGCGGTTGTTGTTGGTTGGGTTGGTTGCCGACAAAAGCGAAGTTCGCAGGTGAAGGTGCTGTTGTTCCACCCATTCCACCTCCGCCACCACTACCTCCGCCAACGTTAGCACTTCCACCATTCATAAACTTTCCTACTGCCGTTCCTGCTATTGTAGCAATAGACGCGGCAGCGCGAAGTTTAGCCGCAATAATTGCAGGAATTTTAAATGAAGCACCACCGTCTGGAGATAAAGACCAAGTTGGATTAGCATTGTATCCGCTAATTTCTCGTTGTGTGTTTACAACTACCTGTGCAATAGCCAAAGCCTTGTCAAGTGCAAAAGCAACATCTGCTGCTTTCTTGTTCTTTGCGAATAAAGTTCCAAGCAAATTAACTGAGGCTGTAGCCAATGCCCAACGTGCTTCGTATAATTGTTGTTCGGCACTAATAACCGCGTTCTTATATTCTTCGGTAAATAATAATCTTGTCTTATGTCCTTGTAAAGCAATATCTGTTAACTTGTCTTGCTTTATTTGTTCTTCATTTACAACTTTCAAATTCCACTCAACCTCCATGTCGTAAACCTCGCCAAGTTCTTCACGCTTAACTTCAACAGGTTTCTTTTCAACTTTTGGTGGTGGTGGTGTTACTCCAAATCCTGCAGCAATTTCTTCTTGTAATTTTTTAAAGTTTAATAAATCTGTAACTCTTTGTTCGTATGCTGCCTTTGAAGCAAACTCCGCTTCATTTAATGTTTGAATTTCTCTTTCCAACTGAAAAATCATATCTCCAGTTGCAGCGGCTGTCACTTTTGCTCTTTCATAACCTGCTCCGTAAGACTTACCACCAAATATATTTCTTCCCGATTCTTCAACAGCTTTTGATTTAGTTGCAAACTCAGCTTGTTGTTGGGCTAATCTTGCAGTTTCATTCGCAAGTTTTTGTTGTCTTTGAATTTGTTCATCTAAATACTTTGCTGACTCTTGTTCTATTCTTGCTGATGCTGCTTTTGCTAATGATTGAGCAATAAGACCGTTAATGTATGAGTCTATTTGCGTATTTAATTCCGAATACTTTAATTTTTCAGAATCTAAATCTTTAAAATAAACAGGGTTTATCTTTTGCAATTCTTTAACTGCTTCTTTTCTTTTTTGGGTTGATGTTGTTGCATCATTTAAAGCAAATTTTAATTCTTCGAGTTTTGATATTTGCTTTACTTCTTCTCCTGATGCCGCTGCTATTTCTTCGGAAGTAAACTTTATTGAAGACCTTAATTTTTCATTTGCTGCTATAACGTCCGTAATAGGTGCAAGAAGTTCTTTTCTAAATGTGTAACCTAAAGCAACAACAGCACCACCCAAAAGAATATAAGGGTTAGCAATAACTGAAAATGCTAAATCTCCAAACCCTTTTGCAAGTGCGCCAACTTCATCTTTTAATGTCTTAAAATCTATTCGAGAAACAGCGTTTCCCATTCCTGTCAACGCTTGCCCTGCGCCTTTTAAGTCCAAGTCCATAAGACGTGAACCGAACAATCCAACGTTGTTTGAAAGACCTTCAAAAGCGTTACCTGCGTTTGCGTTAATCTCAGCCGATAAGTCGCTTATGTCATCTTTTAATTCAGCAGCGCGAGCGGACGCTTTCTTAAATTCTTCGCTCGTTTTGTCCATTTGCAACAACTGCTGATTCAGGGCGCGAAGTTCCGCTTTCGCACTTGTAAATCCTTTCGCTGTATTTTCTGCCGCCGCACCCGTTTGGTTGAGTACGGTGACCGCGTTTGTGTTTACATTAAAGTCAATTGTATTCGCCATTTAGAATAATAGTTTATAAAGTATAAATATCCAAAAGGCGACGTTTACGGAAATGCGCGTTGTTTTCCAAGCGTAGTGCTTCCACATTTGTAGCTTGCGCTTGCCGTTCGCGATGCGTCCGAACTCGCTATTGCTTTTTATGTTCAATTTTATGAACTCTAAACAGGCGACCATTGCGCCAGCTTTATTTTGTAGATGTCCCTTTGAAGTCGCTTCCATTTGATATAATTGTTATTGTGTCACCTGCTGCGCTCAACGTTACGCTTCCGCTTCCCTCAACCGTTTCTCCTGTGTATGCTTGAACCGTGAGTGGATTAGCTCCCGAAACAACGCGTTGTATTATCAATTCACGTCCTGCCGTTGTCGTTGCAGAAGGAAGATAAATTGTTATTCCATTTGCTGTCGTATCTGCGAAAATCATTCTGTCGAAATTCGTTACAACGTAGTCGGTCGTTATTGTTCTAACTGGTTGCGTGATTGAGCCGTTGAAACTCACAGGCGCACCGAAGCGCGTCGGTGCTAAAGAAGGAACTTGTTGCGTAATGAAGGAACGTGTGCCGTTGTTTGGTTGTGAGAAACAATCATTCTTTGTGCTGTTCCAATTGTAGCCAAAGCGCACACAACAATCTTGCGTCACTACCGCAGGATCTCCGTTCGGCGTTTCCCAATTTAACGATTGGTCGAGGTTAGCAGATACAGGCACGATGTCGCAGCCGTTGTCGATGTCGAGAACGCGAATGAGTTTTACTTTCGTTAGGTCTTGTTCGCCTACGACGTACCCTTGAATTTCTAACACTCGCCAGAACGAATCAATTATCCATATTTTGTCGCTGAATTGAAACGTGAAAATGTCGTTCAAAGTAAGTGCAAACATTCCCTCTAAGATGCGCGCCTGACCGTCGAATAACTCTCGGTAGTAGTTACGCCACCAACGGTTGTAAAGGTTGTTGTATGGGTTGGCAATGATTGTGTGCGGTGGTATTTCGGGAGCGAAGTTTAAGTCGTTATCCGTAACCGTTGCGTTCATTGTCGAGTAATTGTTTAGACACTTGACAGCCGTTTGAATTACGCTGTCCGAAACCTCGTCGTACATATTCACGAAGAAGTCAGCGAAGTAGTAAAGTATGCGCGGTTTAGGTTGTACGAATTGACCTTCTGAGTTCAAGAACTTAGGGACAACCACGTCTGTATTTTCCACAGGTGCGGACGGTGTCGATGCAAAGGCTAACTCAACTTTTTCTTCACCCGTTGCGAACTCGTTAATTACTTCGAAGTCTGATTCCGTTACTTCATAACGTCCGTAGATGCGTCCGTTGTCTTTGTATATTGAATTGAAATAGTCGCCGTCTTCAGTATAGGTAAAAGTGAACTTCGCCTTTTGTAGGTCGGTGGTTGGCGAGTACATAATGTCTTTCGACAAGTCGAGTTTCTGCGACCAATCGAGCGTGTTTCCGCTTGCTATGTACTCAACCATTGGTTCAATGCGAAGCGTATTCGGCAGCGTCTTGTCAGCTACGAAAACAAGGTTGAACATCTTTTGAATCGATGTCATGAAATCAATTTGCTTCATGTCTGGAGCGTTGAACTCCATAAGAACCGTGTCGCCTGTCAATAATGTTCCGATGCTTACTAACTCAACGCCTGTTCCTGTGTAATCGTTAGCACCGTTACCCACTAAATCAATTGTTGCAGAAGGTTCTGCTCCTATTCCAAGCGAATCGGGACTATAAGACCATTGTATTTTTAGTGTGTCGCCTGCGTTTAAAGAAATAGTTTTTGTAAAGTCTGTATTTATTGTTTGAGTGGCTAAAAGTCCCGTAGGTTGAAGCCATTCCCATTGGTTTGTTAAATCAGTTATTGTGTCGTTAATCAAAAAGAAGAATGAATTTGTCGCAACAAGCAAACTTGTATTTGTATTATTCCTTGTAGCTTCTCCGTGCATCCAAATTCGAAAAGTAAACTCGCCTGTAAATGGAGCAGTATAAACACCACTACTCCAATCGTTTCCTGCATCTTCGTATTCAACAAAATCATTGTATAAATCGTAAGTTCCATCACTTGCGTCTGCAACAATTCCTATTAAATCAGTTGATAAAGCAACAGTACTCGCAACGTCATTTAATCCAAAAGCACTATTCAAGTATTGCCCATTCACAAAAGGAACGTAAACGTTTTCAAGTATGTCGCCTAAGTAATCACTGGAATACTGCAAACCTGCGTCGTTCATTATTTCGTCGAACAAGTATTGCGCCTTAACCGCAGGTGTTAAGTGTCCAACATAAAGCGGTTTGTAAGTCGGTTGCCCTGCAAGAACGGTTGAATAAACAGGTTGTCCCTCTGGATTACTTGCTGTTAGATTCCACTTGTCGCAAAGCGTTAGAATCGTGTGTTCGTTAGGTGGTGTTTCAACATTTTCATGAAGCAAGTCGTAGTCCAAATCACCCGCGACAATCGATTCAATGTCTTTCAATTTCTTTTCGTTCAACAAGCGTGCGAGGTTAGGAACTTCACCGAAGAACACAACTTCAAATTCGAACAACTTGCCGCTCTGCCAATACAACTTTTTAACCTGAATGTGTCCGCTTGCAATGGGTATCGTGTTAACAGTCAACACCGCATCAACCTTCTTTCTAAAATCAAACCAACCGTCGAAATTTACGTTGAAAATAGCACCGAAGAAGTCTACATTCGTCGCACTTGCAGGAACACGAAATTCCTGCGAGTAGTTACCTACGGAAGCGAAGTCGGTGATGTCTGTGAACTTGTAATTGAGGTGCATCTTTTCGTTCTCGTAAAGGTCGAGAATCGCGCTGTTGCCGTTGGTGTCCGTTAGCGTTAGAATTACTTGGTTCATCATAAGCCAACAGGTTGTGAGTATTTAAGATTCAAGGTTACGTTGTAAAGTTTCGAATAGCGTTCGTCCTTGATAACGAAGTTCTGAGTGTCGACTAAAACGGGTGTCAATGTACCGTCGTCGTTAATTATGTACACGTCGTTCGAACGGCAAAGCGTTTGAAGTAGATTGAACTCACCAACGCTTATCCAGTCGCTATTTATTTGTAGTCCTTTCGTTGTTGTGACGTAGCGGTCTGTTGCACCTCTGTCGTAGGTGTCGAAACCAAACGACGAAGCGTTGTAAGAACCTACCACTTTTTGGTATTGCTTACGATCGTAACTGAACGATAGCTCCGACTTCTTCGTGAAGTTGAAGTAATCAGTACCACCAACAGTGTTTGTCCAACCCAAACGAACGTTGTCAAAGCGACAATCATCAGGAACAATGTAGAAACAATACACGCGTGAAGCAGGTGTGTAAACAGGGAACGCAATTTCTTTTCCAATTTGTATAGTGTAGTATTTCGCACCTGTTAAATCTAACCCAGCCCACAAATTGACGTTAGCGTAAAACGCGCCAATCACATTCACTATTGAAGGATTGTCAGCCAAAGTTAAAAACTGCGTGTCAATCAAAACGTCGTCGTTGTCGTAAGAAGAAAAAACCACTATGTCGAAGTCGCTATCTGCAAGCAATGCCGTTGAAGAAGGCGCGTATAAAAGACCATAGTCAGCCACGCGAGTTGGAATATACACGTAGTCGCTTGACAATCCACGCGCTGCCGCTTCGCTCCATTTGTGCGTGTCGACATTTCGTTCGCTCATTAAATACTTCGTGATTCCGTCGAGCGCGTAGCGTGTGTTCGGGTTTGGTTTGTATCCGTCGCTTACTTGGTATTCAGCGAGGAACGCATACACGTCGTCGATGTCAGCCATTCCGCTACCGCTTACTGTGAACACCCCGTCAACGAGCCACCCTTCTTTTATCGTGCAAGAAATGAATGCAACGCTTTTTTGGTCTACGTCGTTCGCTGTTGTAATTAAAGAAGCGTCGTGAAATAACGATTCGCGGAAGATAGGCGCGAGGTCTAAGATACCTTTGTCCGCAGCGTTTGGTTGTACGTTGACTTGGAACGAACCGAAGTCGAACACGAAACGGAAGCCTGCGTTGGCTACGTTGTCACTTGAAGCGACAAGCATCAATCGTTGTCCGACTGGTGTGTATTCGTATGGTTGATCGTCTATTGTAATTGCCATATTGTTAAATGTCTTTAAATTGATTTTCTAACGTTGCGCTGAAGTCTTTTCCGTATGCTTCGACCACCTTCGATTCGTATTCGTCCCAAATGTTTTCGTATGCGTAGTCGAACGCTTTCCAACCCTTGATTCCGTCGCGTCCTATCTTGCGAGCAATTAAGAAAGCTACTTGTCTTTTGAGTGCTTCCGTTGGTTTCTGAAATTTACCACTTTCCTTGTCGCGTAGTTTTATTGGTTTGATTCGCATCCAGTCAAGAATCGCGCTCAC